CCTAAAAAACAATTAGAAGTGATTAAGGAAAGTATTAAAAGGGCAGGTTACCAAACAGAAATTAGAATAGACGAAAATAACGAAATACTTTGCGGACACGGTAGAAAATTAGCTTTATTAGAATTAGGAGAAACCGAAGCGGAAGTAGTAAAAGTTATAGGATTATCTGAAGAAGAAAAAGAAACTTTTAGGCTTTTAGATAATAGAGCGTCGGACCTTTCGGTGGATAACGATAAAAATATAAACCTGGTATTAGAAAAATTAGGAGACGAAACGTTATTAAAAATTTATGGAAAAGAAAACGAAATAAATTTAACTAGCGGAGAGGGAGACGACGAAATAGAAGAAATAGACGAAGAAAAAACGGAAATATTAGTAGACGTAGGGGACGTTTTCCAATTAGGAGATCATAAAGTAATTTGCGGGGATTGTACAAACGCGGAGCATATAGATAAACTTTTAGGAAAAGAAAAAATAGATTTACTTATAACGGACCCACCATATTGAGTGGACTATAGTAGTAAAAACGATTTTTTAAATAAAAAGCTGAAGGGAAACCGTAACCAAGACGAAATTATAAACGACAATATTACAGAGTATAGGGCTTTCTTTAGGGATTTTTTAAGTATTATACCTTTTAACGATTATAATTTATTTTATATTTTTATTTCGGGGAAGGAAATACACAACCTATATTTAGCCCTGGAAGACGTAGGGGCTTACGCGAGTAGTGATTTAGTATGGGTAAAAAATAACCACGTACTAGGGAGGCAGGATTATAATAGTAAGCATGAAAATATTATTTACGGGTGGAACGGAAAACATAAATTTTATTGAAACTTTAGGCAAAGCGTATTTGACGACGACCAACCTTTAAAAGATTTAGACAAAAACCAGCTTATAAAATTAGTAAATAATTATAGAAACGCGGAAAATAATACGATCATAAGAGAGGATAAACCGACTAAAAGCGATTTACACCCGACTATGAAACCCGTAAAATTAGTTACAAAACTTATGCTAGACGGAAGTAGCCCAGGTTTTAACGTATACGACCCGTTTTTAGGAAGCGGTACTACAATGATATCTGCAGAAAAAACAAAAAGAGTTTGTTTCGGTATGGAGCTAAACCCTAAAAATGTACAAACGATTATTAAAAGATATAATAAATACACGGAGGGGGAAAAAGAAATAAAGTGTTTAAATAGAAAAGTGGACTTTACAAAAATATTTTAATTTAATTATATAACTATTTAAAAAATGGATTTAAACGAAGTAAACCTATTAGGAAGGGTAACAAGAGATACAGAATTAAAAAGCACACCTTCGGGGACAAGCGTAGCAACTAATAGTCTAGCTACAGGTAGCCAATATACAGACAAGGAAGGAAATAAGCAGGAGGATACGGAATTTAGTAACCTAGTATTTTGGGGTAAAGTGGCAGAAATTGCCGGGAATTATTTAACGAAGGGTAAAAGAGTATTTATTAAAGGGAAATTAAAAACTAGAAGCTGGGAGGATAAGGACACCGGTAAAAAAAGATATGCTACGGAAATAGTAGTAAGGGAAATGATTTTATTAGACGGAGGTACAGCAAAACCAAAAGACGAATTTGCGGAAAGCGATAAAAAACACGGGGTAGACCAAAAGAAGGACGAGGATACTATCAGCGTAGAAGACATACCATTTTAAAAATTAAACAAACCTTATGAAAGAGTTATACGATTATAATAACATTTTAGCGGATAAATTATTAGCTGAAGGGAATATACAAAACTTACCGGATAGAGAAAAAACGGGGATAATTAACGTTATAGATAATTATAAGCATATAATATAAGGAATTATTTAATATTAACTTTCGGGATTATGCAATATAAGGATATGGCTAAATACCAAAATCAAGGGGCAATAGAAGAAGACTACGAAAACAAGTCTTTACAGGATAAACAATATTTTAAAAAATAATTTTAAGATCATGGCAATTATACTAATTTTAATAGCAGTTATAGGAGCGTATTTTAGTACGGGAAAATATAAAGGGCTAACGAGGGTATTTTTTACTATATCAGTAGCAATGTTTTATTTTTTTGTACTAGTGTTTTTTTATTTACTTTCGGGGAAACTATAGAACTATGGCTAAAGCAGTAACAACGACTAAAAAGGTTAAGGAAATTATAAACACTAACCCTGGTAAGACTAAGAAAGAACTTGCCGGGCTTTTAGGTATAGAAGACAAAACCTTTATTTACCACTACCAAAAGTTATTGAAAGCCGGGGAGATACAAAAGATAGAAGACCAAGTAGTAATTAGTGATAAAGAGATAAAAGATTTAGAATATTATTTTACACACGGATTTACAGACGAAGAAGCGTGTTTAGAGGCGGATATAAATATAAGAACATTTTATCATTATTGCAGTAATAACCCGGAGTGGGCAGATAGAAGGCAGGTTTTAAAGAAAAGACAGGTTATGAAAGCTAAACTTATAGTTAGTAAAAACCTAGAAGCAGAGAAGGACGACTATGTAAAAATGGTATTTCAAGAGGAAAAGAGACAAGAAAGGGCGAGGATTAAAGTAGACCTAGGAGTAACTACAGAGGACGAAGAGGATATAAACGCTAAAAACGTAAGCCTAAAAGTTACTATTATGGATTAAAAAACTATACGTTATAAGTAAAGCATAGAATTATGAAAAGCAAATTTACAAAAGCAGAGAAGAAACTCTTTTATAAAACCCTTAACGAATTTGAAATAAAATTTAAGGTAAACGGGAACGATAAGCAAAGGAAAGCTTTATCTATATTATTAGACGCTAACCACGTTTACGACGATATAGAGGAAGTAGGTTTAGGAGGGGGAGCCGGGGGGTCTAAGACCTTTACCGGTATTTTTTGGCAATGGCTTTGGCGTGTAAGTTACCCGGATACGCATAGCTTTTGGGGACGTAAGAAGCTAAAAGACGTAAGGGGTAGTATGATGTCTACTTATAATAAATTTTGTAGGATTTATAAAATACCCGAGATTTTACAAGGGAAACTAGACGGACAGGATAATATATTATATTTTCCTAACGGAAGCCTAGTTAGATTTTTAGAATTAGAATATAAACCAAGCGACCCGGAAAACGACCGTTTCGGATCATACGAATATACGGACGGATTTATAGAAGAAGCCCAACAAATAGAATTGAGCGTAATAGAAACTTTACAAACCAGGGTCGGGAGACAAATGAACGCCGAATATAATTTGCCGGCTAGAACGCTAGAAACTTTTAACCCGAGTAAAGGACATATTTATAGAAGGTTTTGGCAACCGTCGGAGTTTAAGGATAACGATATGCCTAAAAATAGAATATTTATTAGAAGTTTAGCTACGGACAATAAATATAATACCCAAAGTTATTTGGATAAATTAAAATATCATAAGTCTATTATAATTAGGGAAAGACTTTTTTACGGTAATTTTGATTACGACGATACGCCCGGTAAATTATTCGACTGGGACGATTTACAAAACTTAGCTAACAACCCTAACAGTTTCGGGGAAAAAGCAATAGTATGCGACCCGGCTAGACAGGGTAGAGATACGGCGGTAATAACCGTTTGGAATTGATTAACCCCGATAGCCTACGCGGAATATGCGAAGAGTACAAACGACGTATTAGAAGCTAAAATAAGAGAGTTTAGCCAAAGGTACAAAGTAAATATGCGTTATACCGTAGTCGACGAAGACGGGGTAGGGGGTGGAATAGTAGACCACCTAAAGTGTTTAGGGTTTGTAAATAACAGTAGTCCGATAGATACCAGGACCGCAAACGAGAAAAGAGAGAATAGAATACCTAAGCCTAATTTTGGAATACTAAAAGACCAATGCTACAGCATATTAGCGGACAATATAAAAAATATAAATACTAAGGTTTTTCCGGATAAAATTAAAGATAGGATCATAGAAGAGCTAGACGCATACGCTCAAATAGATATAGATAAAGACGGACCGTTTAGAATTACCAGGAAGGAAGACCTTAAAAAAATATTAGGTTATTCGCCGGACTGGGCTGATAATTTTATGATGAGAATGTTTTTACTATTAAAGCCTAAGAAAAAGAAAGCCCTAGTTATTTCCGGATAGTACCGGGCTAGGGTTTTTTTTGCTATTTTTTTGATTTTATATATTATAAAAAAGAATTTTATTTAATAACTAAAGCGTTATGGCGAAAAAGAAAAAGGCTAAAACTTTGCAACCAAAAAGGAAGACGACGGATACAAAAACTAAAGGGTTTTCGTTAGCGGACTTTTCGGCAGGTCTAAACGAGTCGGTAAGTATTAGTATTAATACTTTTTATACGTTATACAGACGTAACGGGGATATTAGAGTAGCAATTAGAAAAACGGCTAAAAAAATAGGGGTTAGAGGTTTATACCTAGAAACTACAACGGGGCAGGTAATAAATAATAATAAGCTAGTAAAAAAAGTAACTAAATTATTTTCTATACCTACGTTTTTAGACTGGAGAGTAGAAGCATTAAAGCACTTGAAAGTCGGAGGGGAACTTTATATAACGCCTAACTTTGATTTAGCAAATACGGTGGTAAATTTCCAAATACTAGACCCTAGAACTATGACTAAAATAATAGATAGTAAGGGAAATATTACAGGGTTTAGACAGTTTAGCCACAAGGGAGAGAGTAGAACTTATAGCACGGAGGAAATAGCATATTACCAATACGAAACGGATAACGATAACGAGGCTTTCGGGCTATCAGCGTTAGAAGGGGTAGTATGGGACGCACTTACAGACCTAGAGGCTAATAAGAGTAACTATTACTTTTTTGATAACGATAGCGTACCTAGAGCGGTATTTTTACTAAACGACGGTATGGATTACGAAGACGAAGAAGTAGTAGGGCAAATAGACAACCTACAGGAGCAAATGAAAGGGTCAAAAAATAAGCATAAGTCTATCGCAAGTAATTTGATTAAAGACGTTAAGCCGTTAGCTATCAATAATAAAGACATGGAATTTATTAACCAAAGAAAGCTAACTACGGAAAAGGTTTGTGCAGTACTAGAGATACCTAAAAGTTTACTAGGGTACGTAGATAACGTAAACTACGCAAACGGTAACCAACTATACAAAACCTGGATAGAAACGACTATAAAACCTTACGAAGAATACTTTGAGTTTATTATGAACGACGTAATGGCTAAATTTGTTTTAGATTTTTCCGGTATGGTTATACAGCTAGAGGGAGAAGACACTACAGATATTTACGAGGATCATAAGGACCAAAGGGAAGACGTAAAAGCCGGAATACTTACAACTAACGAGGTAAGAGCGGAGAGAGGGTTAGACCCTTTAGAAGAAGAAATAGAGGAAGAGGAAGACCCGGACGAAGAAAAAACGATAAAAGGACGCAAAAAAGATATAAGTATAGAGGCTAGAGCCAGGGGCGAAACGTGTCCAGGGTGCGAACACGACTACTGCCCGGATTGCGGGATAGGGTAAAAATTTGATTTATTTAGAGAAAAATGTAGTATTTTAGGGAAATATTTTATTTTATTATTTATACCATTATGACAAAATACGCGAAAATGATAAAGGACCTTAGAGCTAAAAACTTTAAGGAAACTAGAATAAAAGAGTTAGTTTTAGAAAAAGCTAAAACAGAACTACAAAACTTTAACTTTGCATTTAAAGGGTTTAAAGTAAAAGAAGACGCCGGAGCAGAAGCCGGGAAAACTATAGAAATAGAAGGTTACGCAAGTACTAAAGACGAAGACAGATACGGGGATATAGTAAACCCGGAAGCGTTTGAGGAAACGGCTAAACAGTTTATGACTAACCCGGTTATGCTTTTACAACACGATCACAATAAAAGGATCGGGGATTTTACAGATTTAACAATAGACGAAAACGGACTATACGTTAAAGGGGACGTAAAATATACAGCAGGAGACTCGGAACTATTTGAAAAAATAGAAAACAAATCTTTAAGAGGGTTTAGTATAGGGTTTAGAGTATTAGAGGCAGAGTTCCAAGACAAAACGGACGAAAAAGGTAACGTAGTAGACTGGTTATTTGTTATTAAAAAATTAGACCTTATAGAAATTTCGGTAGTAAACGTACCAGCTAACCCGTTTACACTTATGAAAAGCTTAGAGAATTTAGCTACAAAATCTTTTGAAGCCGTAGTAAAAGACGCGGAGGAAGTAGAAGAAGAGGAAGAAGAAGTAGAAACGCCTAACGACGGAGACGATAACGAAAACGAAAATAACGACGATAACGCTAACGATAATCCAGGAGAAGAAGAAAAAGAAATAAAAACAGAAATTACCGACGAAAAAGCAGACGACGAAGAAGCGGACAACGACGGCGGAGATATTGAAGAGGAAGGGAACGAAGAAGAAAACGAGGAAGAAGAAAGCGACCCGGAAGAGGATACGGAAGACGCTCCGGACGAAAAAAATATTGACGGAGAGGACGAAAAAGATATAGTAGAGGACGAGGAAGAAGACTCTGAAAATCAACCTGAAACGGAAGACGGCGACGAAGAAGAAGTAGACGCCGGAGAAAACTCAAAAGCATTTACTACGAAAATGATAGAACAAATCGTAGACGCCAAAATGGGCGGAAGTAAAAAAGAAGTTAAAAGCCTTATAGAAAAAGGGGTAAAAGCCTTAGAAAAAGATTTTGACAAAAAACTAAAAGCCGTAAAAAGCGATTTAGAAAAAGAAGTAGACGCGATAGTAGAAACTATAAAGTCAATTAAAGAAACGGAAGAACAGTTAGTAAGTAAGATCAAAAACACCGTTAAAGGTAAAGGATTTTTAAATTTACAAACTACTAGCCAAAAAGAAAAAAAAGCGACTAGACTAGAAAACATACTAACGAGCGTAAAGAACACTAAAAACATTTAATTTATATTTATAATTTTAATATTATGAGCCATAAAACAGCACTATTGAAAACTTTAGCAGGAATTAGAGCTAAAGACCTAACAATGGAAGACGTAGAAAAAGAGTTATCAGCTTTTCAAGACGCTGAAACTAAAGCGGACGAAGTAATGCACACGGGGAACGTAGGAGCAGGTGCAGAACTTATCGAGCAAGAAAGACTTTCAAAAGAAATTTTAGACATGGTACCGAACTACTCGAACTTACTACCTTTACTACCAGGGGACCACGGTACAGGTTTAGGAATTTCGGAAAAATTACCAATTGTAGGGGAATTACCACTATTTAGAGGTAATAGCGAATGGACAGACGCACCAGCTGACATGGCGGACGGGTCAAAAGGGGACAGATTAGCAACGG